GGCCTGCAACTCGCCATCGCCGCCCGTGATGTCGGCGAGAAACGCTGTCCACTGTGGACACTTTCCTCGCGGTGTGGCGGTGGTAATCTTGGTCATCCGGTCTGCACGCTCGTTGGTTCGCGTGCGACCCGTCTTGAGATCGACCACGCCACCGGGCGTGTTGAGTAACCACGGATCGGCGTCCCATTCATCGGTTGTTGCCGCATGTCTGCGATCGGCTCGTGCTAATCGCTCAACACCGCCCACGGTGCTGGCGCTCGCCAGCTTCGCTGCGATCTTCGGGTTATTCGACTTCAGAGCCGCATGACGGCAGACGCTGCGGATTAGGTCGGTCGCTGCCAGCGTATCCTCGGTGCGCCAGCGGCACCCGTCCCAGACGAGCCAGCGGCCCCAGGTGGCGACATAGCGCCAGTCCCGGTGATAGCGGCGTGTGAAGGCCAGCGCAAGTGCGTCTTCTGTACCCCAGACCGACTCGTCGATGCTGGCCACAGGCTCGTCGGCGGCAGTGATGTCATGCATCTGCAGACGCGGTCCATGGGCGATAAAGGTGCCCACGTCGAACCCTTCGGCGATGGCGTCGGCCGCATCCCATCCTTGAGCCGCATCTTCTGGTGGGTAGAGGATGTGGCAGGTCCGCGCACCTGCCGACAGGATGGCCTGTGCAGCTTGTGCCGCGTACTCCCAGCCGGGCTTATCGCGGTCGGGCCAGATAAGGACCGCCTTACCCGCCAGCGGAGCCCAGTCCGTCTTGTCGATCGGTGCATTGGCTCCGTTCATGGCGGTTGTCGCGATCACCCCCAGTTCGATGAGCGCCTGCGCACACTTTTCGCCCTCTACCAACACAACTTCGGAGGCATTGACGAGTCCGGGCTGGTTATAGAGCGGTCGCGGATCGGGTGGCGCCATCTTTCGACGCTTGGCATCCCAGGGGCGGAACTCCTTTCGCTGACCAGGCGGGTCGTGCCGGTAGACCACTGCAATCAAGGCGCTCCTCGCATCGAGGTATTCCCACTTCGCCGTCGCTGGACCCAGGTCATCCACCGGGACCGCCTTGCGGGATTTCCGCGGTAGCGCCGAGGGCGCACGTCCCACCAGGTCAGCAACGGCAGCCAGCACTCGCGGAAAATCAGTTTTAGCGTTGATCCCACGGTGGGCAGCGATCAGATCGAACATGTCACCGCCGTCCCCCGTAGCCCGGTCTGTCCAGAGGCCCGCTTTCTCCCCATCGAGCACCACCTCGAGGCTTTCGCCGGGACTGCCCAACACGTCGCCAACGAGGAAGCGGCGCCGACGCTTCTTGCCGGCGGGGAACAACGTGCACAGAACGGACTCGAGGCGCGCCAGCAGTTCCTTACGAAGCGAATCGCGCCCTGCGCCTGGATCTTTTTGAGCGACGTCTTGCTGGTCGTTGTAGTCAAGCATCGGCGCCCCCCACCGATGAGCCGCGCCGAATCTTCTGCTGGGACTCGATCCATCCCATTAGTTCTTGCAGCTTGAACCGCACGAGTTTGCCGACTCGGTAGTGCGGGATACCAAGACGGGCTCGCTCCTCGGGATGCGTCAGCAGATACACCGGGACGTTCAGGCAGTGCGCAGCTTCCTGCGCATCGACTAGGCGCTCGAAGAGAAAATGGTGGTGTGATCTAGACGTCATGATGTGGGCCTCCAGCATCGGTCCTGCCACGCGCAAATCCGGCATTCGAAATGGGTGGGGTCGTGATAAGCGCGGGTCAGCAGTTCACCGGCATCCGTTGCCGCGATCACCTTGATCGCCCGGTCCGACATGCGCTGGGCAAGTGCTGCATCGAAGGGCACTATCTCGGTGTAAATCTCCATCGTGTCGGCATTGATCGCCGTGAAGATCGCCGGGCGCTCATGCAACTGCAGGTAGGCTTGATAGAGCACCACCTGCGCGTGGTAGACCGGCTTGGAGACCGCGAGTTTGTTCTTCTCCAGGTCGCGCCAGGACTTGGAACCCAGGCACTTGCACTCCCAGAGAGCGGGGTACGCAAAGCCGTCTGGGCCGCCGACGATCACGCCATCGATGTGACCCTGGAGTCGCCCGTCGATTGCCGAGAAGCCAAACTGCTCGCCATTGGCTTTGCGTGTGCGCAGGTCGAATCCGCCCGCCCGCAGCCACGCGACCATGCAGTCCTCCATCACGTGGCCTCGCTCGAAGATCCGCAGGATCCGACCGTCGGTCTCGCGGCCTGCATCGACCGGCGCCTTGGCGAACTCGTACTGGAGGGCGCGTTCGCAGGACACCCCGAGACGCGAGGCGCCGAGATATTCCCGAGGTGATTGCGACGCTCGCATCCGTTGCAGGCCCGCGTCGACCAGTGACGTGACTTGCCCAGGGATGCTCGATGAGGAGTTGAAGTCGATCATCGCCTCGCCTCCTTGCCATCAATCCAGGGCAGATCGTCCTCCAGATCAGCGAACGGATTGGCAACATCGGGCGCCATGGGATCCGGCGTCGGCGCCATGCCCCGCACGGGCGGAAACTTGGTCGTCTCGTGGTGTTCGACCATCGCCTCGGTGTAGCAGGTGACAATGGCATCGATCACCTGCAGCGCCTCGGGCTCAGAGTAGTGCCCCAGGGGCTTATCGAATCCGATTTCACCGGCAGCCTCGCTGAAGTACTTGAGGCACTTCCGCATAGCGCCCATTTCGATGTCAGACGGATCGATCATGGCGACCTCCGTCTTGTGCTTGATGCCATCCTTGAATCGCGTCCAGTTGCCGTAGAGCGCGTGGAACGCGTCCTGGCACCGGCGTGAGCAAAACACCCAGTCGATGGGGTAGCGCGCCGGGTTGCCGATGCCATGACGGTTGTCCGTATGGCCATACCCGCGCGCCTGTCGTGTGCAGACCCAGCATTTCACGCATCCCCCTCACTGAGCCCAGGCCGGTTTCCCGGGCGCTGTGGGGCGCTGTGCGGGCGCCGCTGCTGCAGGTGCGGCTTCGGGTGCCTGTGGGGCGAACGAGGCAGCCGTGGGGCGCGTAGGCGCGCCACTGGCGCTGGATGCGCCGTTGCCCTGTGGATAGTCGGGATGATCTGGCTCGACCGCGAGCTTCACCACGTTCTTGAGTTCGCCACGGCCGTCCTTCTCGACGTCGATGCGTGCGACGAACTCGAGCCCATCCAACTCGTGAAAGCCGGCGATGCGGCGGGCGGCTGCGGCCTGCGGCGAGTTGTCCTGGGGCCGGATGTTGCGGGCGCTGTTGAGCGCAGCCCGCACGAAGGTGCGACCCATGCTTCCCCAGTTCGGACCCTTGGGGCTGTGCAGGCCGATGTTCGACCACATCTTGCGGCGAGCGAATTCGCCCTCAAGGATCACGAATTCGCAGGACAGGTAGACGGAACCAGTCTCGAAGCTTTGGGTGGCGTAGCCGCCGTTCCAGCCCTGAGCGGGATCGTCGAAGCCGCCGGGTTTGATGGTCATACGGATACGGGCGACCGTGCCCTTGGGAATCAGGTCGAAGGATTGCTGCTGTTCGGCATCGTTGAAATCGTTCCAGGCGGACATGGGGTTACTCCTTGTTTGGTGGTGTGTGGGTGGCGGCGGCGCACTTGGCGATGAGCGCCCGCAGATCGGGGGGCTCCAGCAAGTCGAGCTGGCCGGAGCGGTCCTTGGCCGGGAAGCCATAGGGATTCATGGTTTGCGTGACGAAGGCGCGGTACGACGAGCCGTCCTCGGCCTTGATCTCGGCAAGCGTTACGACCTCGTCGACGATGCCGGGCAACTCAGCCGACGTCTTCGCGCCTTCGATCTGCGGCACGAAAACCTTGCGGTTGAAGTCGTCCATACGCTCGTCAAGGATCGAGACGAACACGACGTGCTTGCCGCGGGCATGCTGCAGGTGCATGAGCGCGCCCAGCATCTCGGTGCCCAGCAGGCCATAGGCACCGCGCGTGTCTGGCTTGCCAGTACGCTCGGACATGGCTTGTGGCTGGGCCTTAGCCCAGATCAGCGCCAGGCGCGCAAGGACGGTGATGCTGTCGACGAAGTAGGTGTCGTACTTGGCCAGCTGAGCCGGATCGCCATAGCGCTCGCAGACATGTTGGTAGTGCGCCTCCGAATACGGTGACTCGGGTGGCAGCGCCAGATTGGGTCCGGCCAGGAACACCACCAAGTCACGGAACTCGGGCCAGGTGGCCGGGCGGACGCAGTCGCCACGCCAGTCCTTGACCGCAAGATCGCCGGCTTCGAGATCGACAAAGAGTGTGGTCGCCTCAGGCAGCGTCTTGAGCTGGGTGGTCTTGCCGATGCCGCTCTTGCCGAGCAGCACGAGCTTCACACCCTTCTTCTCGCGAAGGCGTTGGTCAGCGGTAATGATCGGAAGTGCCATCACGCCACCTCGCTCTCGGAATCGCGGGCAAGGTCGTAGGAGCGCTTACCAGGCTTGACGGTACGGGCGGGCGCGAACTGTTCACGAAGCGCCGTGGGCCAGTTTGTGAAGCGCGACTCCGGCACGCTGAACTCGATATCGAGATAGTCCTCGACACGGTCACCGCTGTCGGCAATCCGCTTGGCCATCGCAGCCAGTTGCTTTTGGTCCCAGGAGACCCGCTTGGGCGTGTCGACCGTGATACGTATCGATTGCTCCTGGATATGCACTACACCGAAGTCCTTGCCGGCTTCAGCGCGAGCAATGCGTTCACGTTCCGTGTAGCGTCGCTGCATGGCAGCGTGGGTTTTGGCCTGTGCCTTCTTAACCCAATCGACCAATTGAGCAAGGTTGAGGTGAACTTCGTAGAGTTGCTCGACGGGTAGGGCCGCGAGGTCCGCGTCGGTCATTGCCGTGAGCCGGTCGGGGAAGATGGTGAGATCGTTCATTGCCACCCCCTCAGACCGCTGCCCGGGCGGATGTCGACTCGTGCAGCGCGATGCGCTCGAAGTCGATGACCGATTCCAAGGGGTAGCTCACCCGCTTGGACAATTTCAGGTAACGGGGGCCACGACCCTCGCTGCGCCAGCGTTGCAAGGTCTTGGGGCTGATACCCCAGCGTTGCGCTAGCTCGTTCTCGTTCAGAACCCGGCGATCGCCAGGGGATAAGCTGTTGATCGCATCTTGCTGCGATCGGGTGATACTGCTTGCCGGTGTCGGCATGGACGCCTCCTATGACGCTGTTGAGGAACAGGTGTCATTGGAGAATTCGGGTGGCGAACATGCGAGTCCGCTATTGGCGAACCAAGCCGAAACTTGTGGTTCGCCATTGCCTGTGGGGGCGTGCCCTTGACCGGGGCCACGGCTGGAGTCAGTCGGCGTAACCGAACAAGACCCGCTGCTCCTGCCAATCGCGCGGCAGTTGTGCGTTGCGGCCCCTTAGCGTCTGCAGGTTCAGATGACGCGGCTGTCGGCCTTCAAGAATCGACTCGATGATGTCAGGGGCAAGGGTGGTCATGCGAAGAACCTCAGCTATCCAACCCTGCTCGAGCTTCAGCGCGTGGGCCATATCTCGGATCGTTGGGTACTTGCCCTGGTCGAGCAGCTTTTGCCAATAGAAGGCCTTACCCAGCGTGCGGATCATCGGCAGATCCTCACCCCCAGTTCCGAGAGCCGAAGGACTACCCGGTGGGGGCATCAGCAGCCTGCGGTTGCTTTTACGACGGATGGTCAGGGGGACCGTGGTCACCCGCTGCTGGCCGGTAATGTAGTCGCGCGTACCTGGACCCACATCGATCCTTACAACTCGAAGTCGCGGGTTTGGATCGGGGTTATGAGCGTCGGTATCGCGATTCATGCCGCGACCTCCACTTTGTCGTGCGGAGCCTCGCTCACTAGGGGATGCTCTGAGATGTCGGCATCGAGGCCGAGCCATCCGTCGTCGCGCCAGCAGATGTCGAGGCCTTGGGTGTGCAGTTGAACCCGCTCGATGAGTAGCTTGGTGATGCGCTGCTGCTCGGGTGGAAAGAGTTGCGCCCAGACCGCACCGATTCGCTGCATCGCCACAATCACGTGCGCCTCATCGAGACTGGCGCCACGCGGGTGCTTCTGACAAGACCGCCAGGTCGCAAGCAGCATCTGGGGTGCGCGAAGCGTCTGCTGGACCTGTTCGAGTACGGCCTGCTCGATCTCTGCGGCCGGAAGGGGGCCTATGCGAGGAGCGCCTGGCTCAAGCGTGGCGCCGGCTCTGCGACGTTTCTCGAGGTAAGGGACATAGTAGCGATAGGCCCGGCCATTTTTCTTGCGCGTGTAGTTGTGCACCATCAGCTGTCCGTCTGGGGCGTAGAGCAGCCCCGCCAGAAGTGCCGGGTGTTTGATTCGACCCTCACGTGGACCCTGTTTGCGTCGTTCGATAAAGGCGTGTGCGGCGTTCCACAGTTCTTGCGAAACGATGGCCTCGTGCTGGCCGATGTTTGCGACTCCCTTGTGCTGAATTTCACCGAGGTAGATCCGGTTGCGCAGCAGCGCGAAGAGAAACTGCTGATCGATCGGGCGGCCCTCGCGGAAATTACCGGTCTGCGTCTGCCATGCCTTGGTGGTACGGCCTTCGAGCTCAAGTTCGCGAACCAGTTGAGCGGCCGATCCGTGTTCGGCGTAGCGTCGGAAGATGTCTTGAACGAGCTCAGCTTCCGGTCCATTGATCACAAGTTTTCGTCCAATGACGTCATAGCCAAGCGGCGGTACACCTCCCATCCATATGCCCTTGGCCTTGCTGGCAGCGATCTTGTCGCGGATGCGCTCACCGGTCACCTCCCGCTCGAACTGCGCGAAGGACAGCAAGATGTTGAGCGTGAGCCGCCCCATCGAGGTGGTGGTGTTGAATTGTTGGGTGACCGATACGAAGCTCACACCATTGCGGTCGAACACTTCAACGAGCTTGGCGAAGTCTGGGAGGCTGCGGGTGAGTCTGTCGATTTTGTAGACCACCACGATGTCGATTCGCCCGGCTTCGATGTCTTCGAGCAGGCGTTTGAGGGCCGGTCGCTCCACGTTGCCGCCCGAATAACCGCCATCGTCGTAGCCATCCTGAACCAAGGTCCAGCCCTCAGAGCGCTGGCTGGCGACGAATGCGAGGCCTGCATCTCGTTGTGCCTCTAAGCTGTTGTAGTCCTGGTCAAGACCCTCATCGGTGGACTTGCGGGTATAGATCGCACAGCGCTTGCGCGTAGTCAGCGTCGCTGCCGAACTCTGTGGAGTGCCCCTCATTTGGTGCCTCCACGATTGCTGCGTGTCTTAAGCCCAAAAAACAGTGGGCCGGACCAGTGAGTTCCGGTGATTGCGTGCGCCACGGCAGACAGACTAGTGAAACGCTGGCCGTTGTACTCATAGTCGCGCATGGCCCGAACAAGGACGCGGTGCTCGACGTCTTCGAATGTGCGAGAAAGAACCGTTCCGGGTAGCAGTCGGTCGGCATCACGTCGTAGGCGCTGAGGGAGGATTCCGGTCTCACCAATGTCCTCAAGCTTGCGACGCGTGGCGCCCTTAAGCGCGCCGAATTCGCGTTCCTGCATCCGATAGGCCAGCCGACTTTCTAGCCAGGTTCTGTGGTGGTGATTGGGGCGCTCGTCGAAATACTCATCCCACAGGCCCCACAGCCGGTCCATCGGCAGGTGCGGTAGTTGAGCCACCCGGGACGCCACTGAACTGGTGGCTCCGGGGTCTGCGTGTGTTTTCATGCTTGAACTCCTTTTTTGTCATAGGTGTTCGCATGAACGCTCTGGTGGCGGTCCATTGCAAGTGATAACCGCTCTGAACCGTCGGACTCCATCAATTCGGGCAAGGCACGCAGGCGTAGCAGGCCCGCCGCAAGCAGATCGGCGATTTCTTGATGAGGGGTACGCGGCCGGTCCCGGTCACCGCGCGAGATTTGTTCGTGTTGTGGCATGGCAAGCGATCCATTGGATAACGCTTCTCATGCTACGGATGCGGGGACTCCGCGTAACGTGTTTGAGCGGAGATCGTGGGGCGCGGCAGCGGTCTCAGCGGACCGGGTATTGGCCGCTGGAAATGAACCGGTCATAACTATCCTCGGTGGATTCGTCATGCCAGGTCGTATCTGATGACCGAGGCTCGGCCGACTCCAGAATCAAAAGACTCAGGACACGCTCGCGATCACGATAGGTGTGCTTGAAC